GACACGGCAGCCCCGGCGACGCTCGTCAGCGTGGTCAGGGTCGATGGCAGCACAGAAGTGACCGTCCCGAACAATCTTGATGGCTCGACATCATTGACGACAATAGGGGCGAACTGCTTCGCTAATGTCGAGGGACGAAAGATAACTAAGATTCTGGGAATGCCATCAACGATAACGATCATCGGAAACAATGCGTTCTATGAATGTATTTTGCTGACATCCATCAACATTTCAAGTGTAGTAACGAGCATAGGAACTATGGCATTTTACTCATGTACTTCCTTGACGTCTGTAACCATTCCTAGCGGTGTCACGACCATCGGAAGCGGTATGTTCCAATCATGTACTTCCTTGACGTCTGTAACCATTCCTAGCGGTGTCACGACCATCGGATTTCAAGCATTCAAATCATGTACTTCCTTGGCATCCATAACTTTTCTTGGCCATGATGTTCCAACATCAGTTGCTAACTCTTGGATAGCCTCATGCCCCGCCAGCATCCGCGGTCATGCCTACGCTAGTTCGCACTTCCCCGCCCCCGGGAGCTACTTCCCCGCGGCAGAGCCGGACGTGGCTGATAGGTTGACGATGGGGGATTACATCAAGACCGGCTCCCCGTTCGTCGGAGCCCCCGGCGTTCTCATGCGGCGCATGGGACCGGCAGTGTTGGGGGGCTGAAGATGTACTGCTCCTACGCCGATGTTCTGATAAGGGCGGGAACGGCCGCTAGTTCTCTCACGCAGATAACGGTCGAAGGCATGATCTCCAGTCGGATATGCCTTACTATATGGGACAAGGGGATGAAAGGATGAGCCCGACAAGATCGAAAGCATTGGTCCCGATGACCGCCTTCTCCCTAGTGATGTCCATCCTGCTCAGCATGTTCGTCTACTTGTTAATGAGATTCGAGACGGATGTGTATGAGGCGGGGGTCATATCGTTCTGGGTGGCCTATGTATTCTCCGCGATCTCACTAATTGCATCGTTGTATTCCGTTAACTGGTTATTCTCGTTCCTAGATGACGAGAGGAGTATGAAATCATGACACTAGCATCAACGGACATCGCATTAATGAGCCCTTATACGGTCGGCACGGGGAAGTTCACGACCGCGGTCTACAACTACCTCGTCGTCAAGGCGAAGGCAAGGCTCGACAGGGAAGGAGGAACAGGATTATCCTCGGACGACTACGACCAAGCTCACGCGTTGCTCGTCTGTCACATGTATTCGGTCAAGCTCGGCTCGGCCCACAAGAAGTCCGAATCATTAGGCGACTACTCCTACACGAAGGACAACACCGAGGGTTCGAACTATCTCCAAGAGTACAAGGACATGTTGAAGGCGGTCATCGGACGCACGCCCTCGACGGCATACGAGGAGGAGCGGTGCGACAGGGAGATGGACGATTTCGACCTGGACCAGTCGGAGATACCAAAATACCCGGAGGATTGAGATGGACGCACCCGGGCTAATGAATCAGACGATAACGCTAGAAGCAAGGGCGGCGATCGGCAAAGGCGGCCTCGTCACGTTCAGCGCGGGAGTGTCCTACGAGGCCAGGGTCGAATACAAGCAGAAGATGTACCGCTACATCAACGGGAGCGATAAGGTATCGACGGCCAGGGTCTATCTCGACGGAGCGGTGTCTGTCGCAGTGACCGATAGGATGACCATGCCCGACGGGACGCAGCCGGAGATACTCGAGATAAAGCCCGAGGTCGATGGCGACGGGGAGACGATATTCAAGGTGGTGTTCGTTTGAAGAGTAGTCTCTCATTAAGCATCAGCATGAGCGGCGAGGAATCCTTGGCGAAGATGCTTGACTCCCTCGGCGATGTCGTCAAGGAGGCATCGCTCGACGCCTTGACGGCGGTCGAGGAAACGATCATGGCCGAGTCGTTCCCCGAGGTCCCGAAGAAGGAGGGCGGGTTAGAAGGCTCGGCATTCGCCAACGACCCGAAGATCGAGGGCGAGAAGGTCGAGGCCGAGATGGGATACAACATCATCTACGCGGTCAGGCAGCACGAGGAGCTTGATTGGGTCCATCCGCTCAAGGGCAAGGCCAAGTACCTAGAGGACCCGGCGAACCGCGTGGCCCCTCAGATACCTGGGATTCTCAAGGACTATCTTGACCCGGCCATCGTGAAGGCGGCGAAGGAGGCGGACCTCAGATGAGCCTCGCGGATTGGGTCGATGACATCTGTCAGTACCTGGACGACCAGGGCATCGGGGTCTACAACCCAGGCACCGGCGAGACCGTCAACATCTTCATCCACCACATGAGGGATTCTCCGGTGAATTGCATCTGTCTCGAAGGCTATGCCGGGAGGAGTCCGAACTTCACGCATGACGGGAGGACATCCTACCGTCCGAACTTGCAGATCATGGCGAGGGCCGGGGGAGACCCGATAACGGCACACGCGGCGGCGATGGTATTCCTCGACGCGGCCAGGGCCGTCCTCGATGACAAGGCGAACACCGTCATCGGTTCGCACACCTATATGGAGATAAGGACCACGGGGGAACCGATGTCCCTCGGTTATGAGAATGGAGTCATTAAGATAAGTCAGAACTATATCACGGAAAGGAAATAACATGACAGACACGCAGGGATTGGTAGCGCACGGCACCACGCTAAAGATCGCGGGAGTGACCGTAGGAGAGCTAAAGAACATCGATGGGCTGGATATTTCAGCCGCCGACGTGGACTTTTCGAACCACGATAACAACTGGGACGAGTTCAAGCCCGGACGCAGAGCGATAAGCGATCTCTCGGTCGAGGGTAACTGGATTCCCGGCAACGCGGGACAGGCGGCGATGTATGCGGCGTTCATCGCCGGTACGATCGCGGAGTTCATCGTCACCGGGCCGGACGGCTCATACACCTGGACCTTCAACGCCTACGTCAAGCAGCTCAAGTCGGCACAGCCCGACGGCGACAAGGTAGGCTTCTCTGCCACCTTGAAGGGAACCGGCGCGGCGGTACTCGCGGTGGGGGCATCCGCGGACCTGAGTGGGCTCGTTCCATCGGTAGGCACGCTGACCGGACCGCTGACGGCATCCATCTACGATTATGTCGTCCCCGTCATCACTGGTACGACCGGACTGACCATAACCCCGACGGGTGCGGGAGTCATCAAGGTCAACGGCGTCGTCGTCGTTACAACTGAGGCATCGGGAACGATCGCACTTGGAGCGCCGGGCTCGGTCACGAAGATCACCGTCACCGTGCAGGAATCGGGCAAGGTACTCAAGACCTACAACGTGTGGGTAGCGAGGGCGGCAAGCTAAGGAGGGAAGGCGATGGCGATCGACCCGAGGATAACGAATAGCTTCAAGGCCAATCTCAACTTCTACTGCAACTGGCAGGAGGAGACCGGCAAGACATGGAAGGAGTCGTGCGAGGAGTGGGGCAAGGAACCGCCCTCTCCGAGCATGTGCAGGTTGATACTCTATTGCGGGATGAAGGACGAGATCGGCGGCCTCACCCTGGCCGAGTGCGGGAAGATGACGGATGTAACCAACGGAAGCGAGAGTTGGGCATATGTCTTCCGCGTGCTTACCACGGGACGGGGGGATGATCTAAAAAACCAGCCGCCGAGTCCGAGTGGGCCGAGCGGTGGGCCTTCGCCAGGGTCGCCTTCGGAATGAGCGAGACCGAGGCCCGAGGCCTCACCATCCAGCAATGGAACGCCCTGAACAAGGTGTGGGCAAAGATCGAGACGGATCGCGACGGGAGAGAGGACATCAGGACGGCGAGGATAATGTGTCACATCTCCAACACGTTCCGCGGTCCCGGTACGAGCCCGCATCAGATTTCAGAGTTCATACCGAAGCCCAAGGAGGGGCCTAAGACCGACCCTGACAAATCGCTCGAGGCCAAGATATTCACGATGAACGCCATCTGGAACGCCGATAACAGCAGGAAGTGAAGACATGACGGAGCTTGAAGGACTCAGCATCAAGGCCACGCTCGACGCGTCTGGCATAAAGACGGGGGCCACGCAGGGAGCCCAGGCGATGTCGTCACTGAGCGACAAGACAGCGAGTGCCACTAACAGCATGGCGTCCTCGACGGACAAGGCAGGGAGATCGGTTGAAGGTCTCTCCGATGAGATGAGGAACGTCAAGAACTCATCCGCCGGAATGTCCCAATCGATGACCCAGGCCGAGCAGGACGGGATAGCCCTCGCTCAGGCGGTCCAGCAAGCGGAGGAGGCGACACAGAGAGCGAAGGAAGCCCAGGACCAGTTCAACCAAGCCCTCGCAGACTACGGGGCCGAAGCCCCTCAGACCGTCAACGCCTATCGTCAGCTCCAATCGGAATCGGAGAAGGCGGCGGCGGCAACGGACAAGGTCGCGGCCTCTCAGACCAACCTCAGCGCGAAGTCCCCGGCGACCGACCAATCCATCAAGACCACGGCCCTTGCGGCGACTCAGGCGGCATCAGCGGCGATGGCCCTGTACGCGGCCTATGATAACGTCGGGGATGCGTCCTTGGCGATGGAGAAGGCCAATCTCCGTGCCGAGAAGTCCGAGGTCGCGGCGACCGAAGCGCAGGTCAAATACAACGAGGCGATCGAGAAATACGGTGCCGACTCTCCCGAGGCCTTGGCCGCGCAATCAGATTATCAGCTTGCATTGGAGACGTCCGAGCTTGCGACCGAAACGGCCAAGGACGCGCAGGACAACTACAATGAAAAGGTATTGATGGCCGGGGTCACGCTCATCCCCACCGTCGTTTCTGGAATAGATGGAATGAGCAAGGCGTGGAAGGGCCTGTCTCAGGTCGATGTGATCGGGAACCTCGACGGGATAACCGGATCTCTCAGGAAGAACAAATCGGCCATGCTCTCCCTGGGGGCCGGAATGGGTGCGATGGCGACGATATGGATGGCGTTCAACACGGACTCCGAGGAGACGAGGGCGGCGATGTCCATCCTCTCCGGGGCACTTATCGCAGCCGCAAGCGCACAATGGGTTCTGAACGCGGCCACGGCATTCGGCCTCTCCCTGACCGGGGTCGGGGTTGCGCTTGTCGCGGTGGCGGCGGCCTCGGCGGCGGCGGTGTATGTCCTCTCCTCGAAGTACGGTGCGACGATCGAGGAGGACGAGCCTACTGATTACGATGAATATGGGGCATCCTCGCCGGAGTCGATCTACGAGGGCAAGGAGATCGAGCCGGGGAAGTTCATAGTCGATGGCAAGAAATACACGCAGGAAGATCTTGACGCGGCGATGGCGAAGTGGAAGGCGGGGGAGGCCATCACCGAGAAGGAGGCGATACTCCTCGATTGGTACACTTCCGCGTCGAACACGAACAGGGCCGGATATGCCACCGGGGGCATCTCGACAAAGTCGGCGATTGCGGCGGTGAGCGAGGGCAACGTGCCGGAGATCCACCTGACGAAGGAGAACGTCGAGAAGTTCGGCATCGCCGCGTTCCCCGCGGGGTACACGATGGTCGAGGCGACGAACGAAGGAACGCCCTCGGCCAATGTCAGTGCGGTACTGAGCGAACTCGAGGCGTCCGGTTCGGTCTACACGGCCCCGGTATCCACCGGGAACACCTACGTTTTCAACATCTACGAGGCGTCTAGCCCTGAGGAGGTCGCCGCCCAGGTTGCGACGATGCTGAGGAAAGAGGGGGTCATGTAGTGGCGTTCAAGGTGAACATCGGCGGGACGGACATTCCAGTTTTTCCAAAGGACATCTCTTGGAATGACCGCATAGGTGCGATACCCACGGCCAATATCGTCATCAAGGTAGCCACGGGGGAGGCGTTGGCACAGCGGGGGCAGGAGGCATATCTCTACGACTCGGTCCTGACCGAGGTAATCAACAAGACCCAGGCCGACGTGAACCCGCCGGGGCTCGTCTACGAGGGAGATCCACAGCACATCGGATACTTCGAGGCGTTCGTCCCGGCCCAGGCACACGCAACCGGCACGTTCGAAACGATCTTGGCCCTGCTTTATCAGCTCCCCGATCTCAGTGAATACGTGTCGGCGGATTACCCCGTCCGGCTCGTCCTGATGGGCAACGGGCCGTATTATTCAGATTGGGTTGGGCTCGGGGCCGTGTGGGTCCATGCCGAGCAAGCCTGGTACTGGTACGCCAAGCTGACCACTCACACCGGAGAGACGTTCTTTGAGAAGGAGTATATCTCCACCACTCCCTGCGACCTCAGCACGTCTCACCGTCTATCCCTCTCATGGTCATCCGGCACCGCGATATTCTATATCGATGGGGTCGCCGAAAGCACACAGGAATATTCAGGCACGGCCGAGGGTTACTACTTCGACCCGAACCCGATATTCTTTCAGGGGAACGAGGGCTATACTATGTTGGGCGGCGCGATATACTTCGCCGACGTCCGAAGCTGGCTCGACGTGAGGACACCCGAGGAGATACTGGCCACGGCCAAGACCAGGCTCACCGGGGACGATCTCATCGACGCGAACCTGGAGGGCTATTGGATGTGCGACGAGATGACCGGGACCGTTGTCGCAGACTCCGGGCCCGTGGGCTCGGACGGGGACCTTATCATGGATGTGGCGACCGAGACATATCTTCTATGGGACTACGCGCCCGATGGGTGGCTTCCCGGCGGGGGCCCGACGTGCATCCCTGACACCGTTCCCTATCGGTACTTCGGGGGCTTCATCTCAAGCGTAGGCGTCGAGACCGAGGGCGTGGATGTGGTCAAGCAGAACATCAAGATCGAGGGATACGCCACCCTGCTCAACCGATATAAGGGGGGCATCAATTTCCTGAACCCCCACCCTGGGAAATACTTCGCGCAATACCTCGCGGAGAACAAGCTCGACGCATGGGCCATAGGGTACGCGTGTATGCCCGAGGGGTCGCAGACAATCAGCGTAAGCGACTGGACCAACAAGTTCCTGAAAGCGTGTCTGGACGAGGTAAAGACCTCGACCGATTGGATATGGTACATCGACCCCTACCGGGAGCTTAGGTATCACCCGAGAGGGTACAAGGCCGCGCCCTTCAACATAACCGCGTCCGATTCTCCCGCGCATTATCAGCCCAACTCCCTGAGCATTAGCCAGGACAAGGCCGGATACTACAACAAGCTCTACGCGAGGGTGCGGTACACCGACGAGACGGACGTGGAACGCACGGTCAATATCGTCATCACCAACGCCACGGAGATCGCGGCGAGGATGGCGGCGGAGGGCGGGGACGGGGTCTATGAGCATTACGAGGACCTCCCCAACGCGAACAGCCCCGAGCTTGGATTGGACCAGGCGTATGGGATGCTCATGGCCGCGTCCACGTTGGGCAAGACGGTGGACTACACGACGAGAACACCCGGAATGAGGGCGGGGATGACGCAGACGATAACCCTACCTGACCTTGGTCTCTCCGGGTCGTTCCTGATCGAGCAGGTGAGTACGAGGTACAGCAACGGATACTTGTTCTATGACGTATCGGCGACCTCTTGGAAGCTCCCGAAGATCGAGCCTCTGACCGAACTCCTCTCCACATCCATCGCCAGCAAGACGAACTGGCGCGAGGACGCGCTGATCGACGGCATCGCCACGGTCATCGACCTCTCAAGCGGGGCCATGATAACATTATATTTCTCGGAAGAACATGGAGACATCGCCGACATCAGCAAATGGGATACCGGCCTTTGGAACTTTACGGAGTGGTCGTGATGAAGCTCAAGATGAACGTGACGATAGAGGCGGGGGAAACGAGGGACGGAAAGGACGTTCCGAGAGAGGTCATCCACATTCACAATCTGATGGTCGATACCGGGCTGATCTACGTTAGGGACCACGGGGCCGCCGGTCTGAATCTCATCAAGTACGGGACCGGCACGACCGCGGCCGAGGCGACGGACACCGACCTCGAGACGTCCGTGGATTCCGAGGCGATATCCATTGCGGCCTCGACGGACGACACCACGGGTTCGATAACCATCACCTATTATCATTACCTCGGCTCGGAGGCGGGAGCGTTGGGGACGATAACCGAGGCCGGTCTGTTCAAGGACACAGACATGATCGCGCGGGTCGTATTCGCGGGGATAGTCAAGACGGCGACCACCTACATCAAGACGGTATGGGAGATGCAGTTCGAGGACGGAGGGGCATAAGATGGCAGCTTATACGAAGGTCAATCCGACGGTCGGCAGCACGATCGAGGCGGTGGCATATGGACAGCACGTGGAGACACAGTACGAATGCGCCCAGGCCGAGTACGAGGCGGGGAACTGGACGAAGCCCACCGACATCGCCTCGGCGGTATCCCTCAAGCATAAGGTACCATGCCCGGTGAAGGTCCTGGCCACGGCCTCGCAGGTCGGGGAAGGCACGGACACGGAACTCATCGCGCCGTCCACCAACTTCGTCGGGTTCCATCTGGACCAGTTCTACTACGATTCCACGATGGGAGCGAACCAATCGGGAACGGTCAAGGCGATCATGTCCGACGATTCCGAGGTCACGTTGTTGACGGTCTCGACCACGACCACGGGGACGAAGGCATTGAAGGACATCCTCGACGCGATCAACGCGAAGGCGATAATCTACATCAAGACGATAGAGGTCGAGGTAGTGGGAGCGGCAGGGGCAAGCGGGACAGCGAGTCTGGCAGTGACGATCTATGGGTATCAACATTAGGGGATTTTCTGAATGGCCGAGGATAAATACATCACCGAGGACGAGTGCAAAAGGAGAAGGGAAAGCATGACGTACGGCATCCAATGCATGATAAAGAAGCTGGACGAACACGACATTCAAGCCAAGTGCATCAAGAAGGACACGGACGACATCAAGGGATACGTCGCCGACATCAGCAAGTACACGTCCAAGATGAGCATCGCGTTCGAGGAGGGTGTGAGGTCCATCGTGACCAATCTCGACAGGACCACCGCCTTGCAGACCGAGGCCGCGGCCATCCTCAAGGTCGAGGCGGAGAACGCATCTTGGTTCAGGAACGAGATATCGGCCATGCGAAAGGCCAACGCCGGGGTGCTGCACACGCAGAACGTGACCATCAAATTGGTGCTGATACGGCTCATTGAGATAGTCGGCTCGGCCTTGGCGATCGTAGCAGGTCTTAAGATTACGGGAGTTGTTTGATAATAGGAGTGGTAAAAGTGAGCCTACTCGAATGGTTGGTCTACCTGGGAGTGATCCTGGGAGTGCTGGCAAGTTTCGTCTTGCCTTGGATGAAGAAAAACGCGGACCTCGTAGCGGCGGGAAAGCCCGCGGTGAAGTTCTCGATGAAGTACATCTACGCATTGGTCATCGAACTGTTCATCATCGCCTTCACCATAGGAACGCTGATACTTGGGTACGATTTCCCCGAAGGGGACGCGGGATTATTCCCTGCATTCTTCGCGGCGTTCATCTATGGGATGATAACCTCGGCGGGGGTCAAGCTTCCATTTGATTGGTTGGAGAGCTACAAGAAAACTCCCGCCACTTGAGAACGACCGGACAAACCCTTTAATATTCTATTTTTTTACAAAAATATATTATATAGATAAAATAATGTAATCCTTGGGATGACGATCCTAGAGTGGCACCGACTCTTTAAGTTCCCCGAGCCTTTTGGCCGGGGCAAGGGGAACGTCCTCGGGCCTAAGTTTTATAATCTCCACGGCGATATATTATCCGTCCCGTCAATCTTGGAATCCGATACGCTTGCTCCAGTTTAATCACCGGCGGGACCGGGTGCCGTGGTTTGAACCCCCTTGGCATCCGTCAAGATACGCAAAAATGACAACAACGGCCTTCCCGATCGGGCGTGTGGCTTGGGCAAGATGGGCGGCTCGACAGCATCCCCAAGGTTCCGATCTGTCGGCGCGAGATGAAGGAAGGCCGGACAATATCAAACAACGGGCCGAGCCGGGGGAGGATTCAGTCCCCTCTCCGGCGGCCCACCATTTTCAACGAAACTCCCTGACTTTCAGGCCATCCTCAACACCGAAATGACCACTGGCCGATAACTTGGAGATAATATATATATAATTCATAAGCCCTTTGATTTTATGGGGTGAAAGCCCCAATGGAGGAATGAAGAATGGTAGACGAAGAAGAAGTGAACAGATTTCTAGTGACGGTTAAAGGAACGCCTATCGGCCTATATCACACCGATAAGATCGCCTCCGCGGTCGCAAAGGAATGTGACGGGACCGTTTATTACATCGACGCGATAGAGAACTGCCGGGCCCATCTCGCGTTCTTCGCAAGATACGAGGACCGAAAGAAGTTCAACGACGAGGTGAACTGAGATGCCGACCATTCGCTCGTTCGCCAGGGAACTGCTGGACCTCACTTTGAATGAGCACATCCCCGAAGAACTCCGGGCTGATTTCGAGGCATTCGGGGACTTGGTATTCTACGAACTCAAGAAGCTCGACCGCAAGGTGGCCGATGTTCTCGACGGGGAACCCGAGTTGGACTCACGCCCGGAACCGGACACGGTCCCGGTCGAGGACCGATGGGAATATACTGTCTATTGCGATGACTTCCCGGGCGTCCTGAACGGGGCCGCGGTGTCTAGCATCGAGAGTGCCTACATGGTGTGGGCCTTGCTTGTCATGGACGGGCACCACGCCGATCTCGTCCGGGAGAACGACCAATACTTTCACACCCTGGCATATGTGAGGGATTGAAATGAGATTCGAGATAAAGAAGAACAACAACATCAGCACCGGATACGATCAGCGCATCAGGGAGATCGAAGGAACCTACGACAGTCAGAAGATCGCCATCGCCAAGTTCAAGACGGTCTTCGGGACCGAGCTTGCATACTCGGTCCTTCCCGACGGGATGATATGGGTGTACGACCCCAAGATGACCGCCGTTGCGATCATGGCCGACACCTTCGGGCATCAGGCCCTTGCAAGCATCGAGGTCGTGGAGGCGGATTAAGATGGCCCACTGGCAACGAGTTCAGATTGGTTGGATAGTCGTCACCGACATCGACCCGAGGCCGATGCTATCGGGGAAGATGACCTACAACGAGTACCGAGAGAGGGTCAAGGCCGACTTCAATATCCTGGCCTGTCCAGTGTGCGGGGAGCCACCGATCGAGCCCAAGAGGGAATATCCCGACGGCTCGGTGGCCTACTTCCATGAGAGGAACAAGTATAGCCCGAACATAATCAACAAGGTCTGCATCGTTGAGCCCCGCGTGAGGAAGGACATCGACCGGGAGACCGAGGATATCGAGGCGATCGAGAAGGAACTCGGGCGAGAGGAGAAGGTGAGCTAGATGGGAATATTCAGCATATCGGACAAGGACAAGGAAGGCAAGACTATCTGCCCCCACTGCGGGAAGCATTACATCCCGGCCCTCGGCAAGAGGCCGGATGGCGACAACCGTTGCATCCAAGAGATATTCCCGAACGCGACAAAGGCCGAGAGGGAGCAGCTAGTAACGGGCCTGTGCTCCGACGAATGTTGGGACAGTTGCCTCGGGAACGACGGATCATGGAGGAACGAGGAGTGAGAACGCCGCAAGGCCGCCTTGTCACGTCGGCGGGGTTCACACCTTGGAGAAGACCTTGGCGAACCCCGGTGACGCTGCAACGGCCTTGTGACCGATTTAATCTTATAAGATTGGTGAGGACATGAGATACAAGAGAGATTGGGCGAGGGTCACGCGGAAGCTGAACGAAGGCGGCCACCTTTACATCTCGTCCGAGGTCTTGGATATGGCCTTGGACTTCGGGGGCATCCCGGTCGATTCCAAGCTCAAGGTCCGGGCCTGGGCGATGAAGGACAGCAGACACAAGGGAGTGGCCAAGGTGATACTCAAGTTCAAGGTGTACCAAGAAGGCGAAGACCTAGACGCATGAACCCGCCGACGAGCCCGTGAGATCCGGGCGAAACCTTCCCCTTTCGGAAGGTCCGGGTACGATTAGAGCCCGATGTGAGAACATGGATACGACAAAGACAGAACAGGAACTAGAGAAGATGGCCGGAGATATGGAACATGAGCTTCTTGAGGGCAAGAAGGTCGAGCTAGACATGACCGCGATCGTGGGCCCGAGGATACTCTACCGCCTCTACAAGGCCGGGATAACGACCGTGGAGGGATTGGCGAAGGAGAACCCGATTGACCTCGCGGTGAAGATCGACGTGAAGGACGACGGTGCCTTGAAGATGGTCAAGAAGGCGCGGGCGATGACCGCGCCGAAGAACGAGTGAGGGGATACGCATGGGCGAAGGAGATAAGGAAAAGACCCCCACGCTCGGGGTGAGCATCGAGCTTCCTACGCATATCATGGATTCATTGATGGCGTTCATGGAGGCAACGAACGCCGAGATATCCGGCCTGAAAAAGAGGAACGATGTCTTGGAGACTATCGTCATCGAGGCCGTGACACGCAAGGACTCGCTGGACATTCAGACGGCGGCCAAGGGCGGGAACTTCAAGCACTACCTGAACCCGCTGGCACCGGTCCACGACAACGACATGGCACTGGCCGAGGAAGCGAGGAACTTCATGAACTCGGGGGGAATACTCCCCGAGGGGTTCAGTCCGAGGATAAGGGCCCTTGCCGAACTGCTTGAGGCCAAGGCCGCGGAGTGGCCAGTCGAGCCGAAGGTGGGATGAACACGGCCTACGACCTCACGGTAAAGGA